AAAGAAATTATGAGAGATCCATCAAAGGGTGCTTTATATTATCATGCTGATTATGTAAGTCCTGGATGGAAAAACATGAAAACAACAGTTAAAATCGGTAGACATATTTTTTACATAAAGGTATAAAAATGGAAGAAACTAAAAAAGAAACATATTTCAAACTTGATATAACTATTGTATTTTGTATAATGATGGTATTGATTTCTGCAATTATTGGATATTGTTATTATTCGATTAAAGATAGAGAATTTATGTCAAACAATATTCAATCTGCAATCGAAAAAGGAATTGATCCTATGTCAGTTCGTTGTTCTTATGCAAAAGTTGATGATACGATTTGTGTAGCATTTGCGGTTACACATAATTCAACAAATCCCGCAGTTGTTATGTCTAAAAAATAAGAAAGGTATTATATGATGAAATTTACACTTAAATGTTCTAATGAATTTAATAATAGTATAGATTTTGAAGAACAAGGGACTAATGATAGAGTTATTACATATGAATTTAAAACTGATTATTTACCAAAAATATTAGATGAAATGTGTGATTTTCTTAAAGGATGTGGTTTTATTATTGATGCTAATCAACATCTTGATTTCATTTCAACCGATGAAGAACCTCTTATTTCTAAAGATACGAGTTTAAGTGCCGCAGAATTTTTAAATGGTCCCAGAAATTTGAGTGATGTTACTGAAAATGCCAACTAAAGATGAAATGCTCAAATTCGCAAATGAAATTGAAAGTATAGTTTTTAATACTGATTATAATTATATTGAAGCAATTGTTCATTTTTGCGAAAAAACTGGACTTGAAATTGAGGTAGCTGCAACTTTGATTAATGCAAATCTTAAATCAAAGATTGAAAATAATGCTATGGACAATAATCTTTTGAAAGTAAAATCGTCACGTTTGCCTATATGATTACTGGATATGAAGCATTTGGTATATATCAATCCCTTAGATTACACTTTACAACTGAACAATATGATTTTTTCAAATATAATGGAAAATCAAATGTAAGTGTAAATGCATTTGAGAATAGAAAAGACAAATATTATTTTTACAAGTTATCAAGAAAATTCAACAATAAAAAAGATTTGATTGAATTTATTTCTTATAATTTGATTGAAGATGAAAAAGTATGGGTTGGTAGTTTACTTGAAGAACAAGCTGAAATTCATTGTATGAAACATCAAAAGATAATTCAATCTTTATCATACAATTTCAAAAATGAATGTAATGCAATTTTTGGTAATTCAACTGATCCTAATTCACATCTTGAAGTTGTGAATGGTGAATATCCTGATTTACTTAAAAGAATGTTACATAAAGAATTGTCATTGGAAAGTTTGTGTATAATGAATAAAATATTCAATTTTGTTCCGAGGTGGGATAAAAAAATTGATGAAACTATTCGTTGGCCACAAATCAAAAGGACGATATTGAAGTATAGTCCTTTTATTGAGTTTGATATTGAGAAATATAAAAAAATATTAAAGGAATGTGTAAATGTTAATTAAAAAGATTTATTTGGATATGGATGGTGTTCTTTGTAATTTTGATAAACGTTATACTGAATTGTATGGCGAAGAATCAAGTGAAGATCGTCCAAAGAAAAATTTCACAACAAATTGGCCAGATTTTATTGGGAAAAAACAATTTCTTGAATTAGAATGGATGCCAGGTGCAAGAGTATTGATGGACTATATTGAAAAATTTCCAGTTAAGATTGAAATACTTTCTTCATCGGGTGGACTTAAATTTCATGATGAGGTTCGTGAACAAAAAGAACAATGGTTGAAAGATCATTATATTAATTATCGTGTTAATATTGTTCCAGGTAAACGATATAAAGCAATTTATGCGACACCTGAAACAGTATTGATTGATGATACACCTTCTGTTATTGATTATTTCAATGAAGCAGGTGGAATTGGAATACTTCACAAAAATATCAGTAATAGTTTAGAAACTCTCAAAAATTTACTTGAGCGTGACTAAATATAGTGATATAATGTATTTTGTGGATAAATTTTATACACCGTAATATACCGTTTATACGAAAGGAAATAATATGAGTAGCTTCGCAAATCTAAAACGTAATACCAGTTCTCTTGAAAAACTAGCCAAAGCAATCGAATCTTCAAAGCAATCCAACGAAGGTTCAAAAGACGATACCAGATTTTGGCAACCCACAGTAGATAAAGCAGGAAACGGAATGGCAATCATTCGTTTTCTTCCTGCATCGGCAGCAGATGGTGATGATTCATTGCCTTGGGTTCGTGTTTTTGGACATGGTTTTCAAGGTCCAGGTGGTTGGTTGATTGATAATTGTCTAACCACAATCAATGCTAAATGTCCTGTATGTGAACACAATTCAACATTGTGGAATTCAGGTATTGAAGCAAACAAAGAAATCGTCAGAAAACAAAAACGTAAATTGAATTATATTGCAAACATTTATGTTGTTTCTGATCCTGCAAATAAAGAAAATGAAGGTCAAGTAAAACTTTTCAAATTTGGTAAAAAGATTTTTGATAAGATTACTGAAGCAATGAATCCTGAATTTGCAGATGAAACTCCAGTAAATCCATTTGATTTGTGGAATGGTGCAAACTTCAAAGTTAAGATTCGTAATGTTGAAGGTTATCGTAATTATGATAAAAGTGAATTTGACAAAGCAGGTCCTTTGAAGTCTGATGATGCTGAACTTGAGCAGATTTGGAAATCTGAATATTCATTGAAAGAATTTGTTGATGCAAGCAAATTCAAATCATATGAACAACTTCGTGCAAGGCTTGATAAAGCACTTGGTTTTGAAGGTATTGCACCTAAGACTAAAGCTGAAGATATGATGGAAGAAGCAACACCTATTAGGACTGCTACTTCAAACATTGATATTTCTGCTGAAGATGAGGATTTGGATTATTTCAAATCGTTAGCAAAGTCTGAATAAACAAAAAGTAAATAAACTTTTTACCCCGCCGAAAGCGGGGTTTTTCATTTATGCACCTGCATATTGTGTTCCGACCATTGATTGAAATATATCATAATTATAAGCATCTGCTGTTTTATAAGATGATGAAGATGTTTGAGGTGCATTTTGTTTTGGACGTCCAGATGCATTTGTTGTTGGTGTTGCTGGTGGAGGTGTCATTGCAGCCATTTTAGCGTCTGATACTGCTGTTGATGCAGATGCTAATTGTGTACCAGATGACGGTGATGAAGAAGCTAAAGATGTTTTAGTTTGTTGTGATGATTGACCTAATTTTAGATATTCCGAACCTCCTGTTCCATATGCATCTTTATTTTCTTTTTTATTTATTATTAATTCTTTAGCTCCACCTGGACCTAAAAGATGTGATACTCCAAGAGCACCTGCAATATCTTCAGCGGAAGACTCTTTATTTAAAACCCCTATTCTTTTTAAAGTTGACATATTTCTTTTTGTGTAATCATACATAGTTTTTTCTTGTAATTCGGGATTATTTAAAAATTCATTTAAACCACCTTTAAGATTCCAGTTGTTTGCATCTTCCATTGATTTTTTACTTTGTTTTGTTCCTCTTTTTACTAATCCAGCATCTTGTAAAGCCATAGAACCCATTTGATATTTACCCACATAACCGAAATCATTTACAGCTTTATAATTATTAGTACTTTCACGCATACCTATTTTTTGTGCATAAGAATCATAATTAAATTCTTGTGTTGAAACACTTTTATCATCAGCATCTACTGGTGTTGGTGCTGCACGACGACGATAACCACCTCTTGAACTTTCAGGTTTATACATAGGAGCAGCAGGTGCTACTATAGTTCCAGCAGGCACTTCATGAGGTGTTGTTTCAACAGATGGTGTTGGTGTGGGTGGACCCATTGGTTCTTGTGGTGCTGGTGTTGGTGCAGCAGGCGCAACAATAGTTCCAGCGGGTACTTCATGAGTAACTTCAGATGGTGCTGGAACAAGTGCTGGTGCAGGAGTTGGCTCTGGTGCTGGTGGGCCCATTGGTTCTTGTGATTCTTGTGTTGATTCTGGTGGTCTAATTGATTTAATTTTTTTTCTTGCTTCTTCTTGTAATTGTTCAAATAGTTTTTTCTTATCACTACTACATTTACTTAATACAAAGTTTAAATCTATACCTGGAAACATTTCATTAATTAATGGATTTGCAGCACCTTCATCAAATCTTTTTTCTTTAATCAAAGTGTCTATGATACCATCTGCATCACTTTTACTTAAATTTTTACCTTCAGACACACTTTGTATAGCTTCTTTTTTACGACGACCAGCAGCACCGCCTGAGGTTTCTCCTCTTTCTCTATTTCTTTGTGAACCTTCTCTATAATCAGACATTATTTGAAGTGCACCAAGAACAGTACCACCCGCCGCCGCAACATAAGGTATCATTCTCGCTACAGTTAAACCTAAAGTTTTTAAATTTCCCGGTTTACTCAAAAAACCTAAAATACTTCCACTATCATTACCATCTTTTCCATCTATTCCTTTAACATATAATGCAGTATCTTTAGATTGTCCATCTCTTTTTGGTGATGTTGAAACTTTTCCAACTGCTGACCCACTAATTTTTTTCAAACCACTTTCAAAAAGATATTCTCTTTCAGCAGATTTCTGAAAAAACATATCTGTTTTTATTGATGCTTTTCCACCCGACAATTTGACAAGTTTTTGAATATTCATTCTCATCAAATTCATATCTCTTGCCATCGCAGGTAAAACTATTGTATTTTTTGCAGTTAAACCTGTCGTTGCTTCTAATCTTGAAAGAGATTGAGAATTTATGCCATCTTCTTTTCTATCATATTTTCTTTTTGTTGTTGCACTATATGCTCTTAAAGCAGGAAACATTGCAGTCAGAAGTCCCGACTGATCAAACATCCTTCTTGGGTCTATTTTCTCAAGTGTTTTTTTACCTAAAGCCGACCCTAGACCTTTGCCTGCTCTTTTTTCTTGTTTGTATATGTCAGCTAATGATGCCATATCTTATCTCTTTTTTAATTGTTTTAATTTTTCTGCTTCTTCTTCTAAATGCCGCATCAACATATCAATATAAATCACTCTTTCCCAAGGTAACATATTTTCCAATTCAGTCAAACTATACTTGTGAAATTGCATAAGTGAAAAGTTTGACCGATAATAGTTACCTAAATTTTCATGAGAAAGAGTTATATGAAAAAATTTTGAATACCTTCTACTGGAACAACTTCTTCATAATTACATTTTTTACATTTAAAGTTAATATCATGTTTTAATTTTGGCACAGTATCAAAGAATAATTGAATTTTTTCCATATCTTTTTGTTGTAGATTTTCAATAAATTCAATTAATTCTTCTTTTGTGCTATCTTTTGATTTGTAAATATTTGTGTCATCATAGATATAATCAATACATTCTGTTAATAACTGAATTAGATTATCTGTTTCTGATTTGTTTTCGAGATTAGCTAATGTTTCAAATGTTGGATACTTCATAACAATACCCAACTTTGAATTTAATTCAATTTTTTTATTATGTTCTGAATTTAATATTGGTTTTATTTCCAACAAATTGATATCAAATTTTTCAATTGAATTACATGTTACTGTTTCATTTTTATCGTTTACAATTGTATTGTTGCATTTATAATTTAAGTTTACAACTTCACCAACAGACCTTGCTCTTAAATTAAGAAATAAATATTCTAAATCAAAAGTTGGTATTGTATTTACATCAATATCGTCAATAACACAATTGTTTACTATTTGTTTAACTGCGGCAATAGTTTCTTTTGTATCTTGTGATTCTGACGCCATCAAAAGAAGTTTTTGTTCTTTGACAAGAAAAGGACGAAAACGAACAGATTTGTTATCTGAAATCATTTTGAATTCATGTGTTGGCACATCTATTTTTGGTAATGGCATAATATCCTCATTTTAAAAATTATAATGTTAATGCTGATCCTATTGGTATTAATCTTGATGCAGCAGAACCAAATAGTTCACCCGCAGCAGCAGCAAGATTATAAGAACCTTGATAAATTGGTTTATATCTTTGATAAGCAAATTGAATAGTTAAACGATGAAAATTTTCTTCAGCCCAATTTAATGGCTGTGAACCTATACCTAAAGGAAAAGCATCAATCAATTCAACTGCAAAAATTTGTTTTATAAATTCATCATATTGAATAATAGTAGGTTTTACCATATATTCTCTTGGAAATCTTAAATTGTTAGTATCTGAAGGATGAATAGCATCTAACCATTGATCAAACAATTTTCTTTCATAAAAATCATTAGTGCATATAAAAGTAAAGTTGGTTTCTTGATATTGACTTTGATATGGAACTTTAAATGTTGGTCCATAAATTTTAACATCGGCAGTTTGTAAAGTTCGACCAGGTAATTCTGCCGATTCACATTGTAATGAAAGGTAACGTGAAACTGGTGATGATGATGAACTTGAATTTAATAGTCCACCAACACCATTAGTAATTGCATCAGTTACATCGTTAAAAACAGAATTTGGAAAATTTAATATTTTTTCAATTATAGAATTAGGTATATTTTTACTTACAATTGTTGGTATAGGTAATATAACTTCAAAACGACATGGTTTTGCTAATCCATCTTTACCACGTATATTTGCTAAAAAATTGTTTGGTGAAAAAGCCATTAGAATTGTTTCCTTGAATCGTAAAATACTTTTGTTTTACTTGCTTTTTGAAATTGTTCAACTGGCAACATAACAGCAATATCCCACTCATCAGCAGATATCTCTAAAAATCTGGATTGAATGTGTGAAAATAGATATCTTTTGATACATGGTGTTGCTTCAAATATTCTTGACGATGCCTGTAAGTGTGGATAACTAATTCTCAATCTTGTTTTTTCATCATATTTGTCATTCGTCAATGTATCACTTAATTTATCCAATAAAATGATCCTATGTTTTGTATGAATATAATGTAGATTTAAACCAAGAAAACCATCATCATATCTTTCAATAGGTATTACCAAAGGAAATGTATCATAATATGGTAACCTATCTTTTGTTTTTGGATCATAGTAATAAAAATACATTCTTCCAATAAAAGATTTTTGTTTTAAACGTTCTCTATCATTCATCATGGATTGAGGTGTTGGTTTTAAATCTTTAACTTTTGCGCGAAGCCATTGTCTTGATGCATTGGTTCGTGGAGTCAATCCATCTTTTGCAAGAGATTCTTTGATTCTATCTATTAGTTTTTTTGCCATACTCTATTTATCTCAAATCCCTAATTCTTTTTCTGTTAGAATTTTGAATTCCCAACCATGTTCTTGGCAAAATATATCGGCTGCTTTCCATTTTTCTTGATTAACAACATATGTTTTAGCTTCTTCAAGATAGCGTTTTGTGCGTCTTTTTTGTATAGGTTTTTGAGTTTGTTTGAATGGTTTTACTTCTAAAACAAGAACTTTTTCTTTTCCATCTTTGGTTTTGATTTTTGTAACAAAATCTGGAAAATAGCGATGGATTCTTTGGTCAATAGATGAACGGTAACGAATGATTAGTTCTTCGGATGACCACCAAATAACGTTGATGTTTTCATCTAACCATTTCATTACTCTAAGTTCCCAGTTTGATCTATATACAATTTGATTTACTTTACCCTTATATTTACTGGGATTTTTGGGTATAAACCATCCTTTGTAAGACATAAATACTACTTAGTCAATCATTTGGAACGCAAAAATGCCACTATTTGGATTATCCGATATATCGTTCAATCAACAGGGACCTAATGGTCCACTTAAAGAATTATCAAAGAGTTCTTTTGAATATAATACTTACAAATATCCTATTGATTTAGGTCAGTATGACAAAGGACACTATATGATGATTTATGCGAGAAAACAAGAAAAATCAAGCTATGAATATGACACTGAATCATTTGTTGATAAAAAGAAAAATCCTAATGTCCAAAATGACAACTCTATTGGTATGAGTAGAAGTGGAACATTTGGTAATTATCTCAAAAAAACAATTTTGACAAGTGATATTATTGCGTTATATATGCCGGATACTTTGTTATATCAGTATAATCAAACATACTCTGATGTTTCTTTATCAGATACACTTACAGGACAAGCTGCTGCTGCCGGCCAATCTGGAATTGATGCTAAAATTGGTAGTGGATTAGCAACTTTTTTCTCAAGTCTGGTTAAAAGTGGCGCTTTAACATTAGCCGAAAGAAAAGTTGGTGGTGGAGTAACACCGGCGGCATTTTATGGACTTACTGGTACAGTAAAAAATCCAATGCTTGAAATGATGTATCGCTCACCAAATTTTAGATCATTTCAATTTGATTTTTTATTTTATCCAAGAGATGAAAAAGAAGCACTTGAGGTTCAAAAGATACTTGAAAGATTACGTTTTCATCAAGCACCTGAAGTTTCTAAATCAACTACAGGAAGTATGGAATATGGATTTTTAGTGCCACCTTCAGAATTTGATATTAAATTTTATTACAATGGAAATGAAAATCCTAATATTCCAAAGATAGCAACTTGTATTTTAGAAGGTATCAATATAAATTATGCACCCAATGGTTTTAGTGCATATGAAATTCAAGGACAATTGAGTCCGTCATTAGGTAGAACCGGTATGCCAGTTGCAATTCAATTAACATTACAATTCAAAGAAGTTACATTCTTAACAAAATCAGATTATGTTCAAAACTACGATTATCCAGCTTCAGTATAAAAATGTCAAGATATTTTAATTACTTTCCAAAAACAAACTACAATTTAGCAACCAATTCAAACATAAAAGATTATGTTACAAACATAATTTCCCGTTATGCTTTTGAAAATAAGCTAAAAGAAAATTCTGTTGTATTTTATGAATATAATGTTCAAGAAGGCGATACACCAGAAATAATTGCATATAAATTTTACGGTAAAGCAGAAAGACATTGGATTATATTAATGTTCAATGATATATTTGATCCACAATATGATTGGCCATTAAACTATCAAAACTTTAACTCATTTGTAGATAAAAAATATTCAATAAGTCAATATGCAGATACAGCAAATACAAGTGTAAGTGGTCTTTCATGGGCAATGAATGAGAATCATATTCATTCTTATTATAAAATTGTAACACGTTCAAATCCACTTGGTAGTTCAATTGTTGAAGAATTAGAAGTTGATGCTAATACATATACATCAAATGTTGTAACTGGTACTGTAAATGTAACAACAGCAAATAATGAATCAATAACAATTACAACAACAAAAGATACAAAAACATATTATGAATATGAAAATGATTTAAATGAAAGTAAAAGAAAAATAAAATTGTTAAAAAAAGATTTTGTTGATTCTGTTGAAAAAGAATTTTTGAGAGTTATAAATGGCTGAATCTACGCAATATGTTATAAAAGAATTAAAAATTATAACAAAAAATGGAACTGAAGTTGATATAATTAATTTATTTGAAGAAATTAATATCTTTGATACAATTCTTTTTCCTGTAATTAGTGGTCAAATATTGATGACAGATGCTATTGGATTGTCTGGTTTGTTATTATTTGATGGTTCAGAAGGTTTATTGATGCATATTAAAAAAAGTGATTTGACAGATGATAATTCTTTTAAAAAATCATTTAAAATTTATAAACAAACAAATAGGTCAAATATAACACCGCAATCAGAACAATATATTCTTCATTTTGTTTCTGATGAATTTTTATTTTCTGAACAACAAAGAGTTAATCAACATTATCAGAATACCTATTCTGAAATAGCAATGAATATACTAAGAAATTATTTGTTGACTTCAGAAAATAGAATGCCTATTTGGAAAGAACAACTTACTGGAAATGGTTTTTATACAAAATCATTTGGTTTAAAAAATGTTGTAATACCTAATTTAAAACCAATTGAAGCAATTCAATGGTGTTGTAAACGTGCGGTTGATAATTTACAAGCACCAGATTTTCTTTTCTTTGAAAATTATAAAGGTTTTAACTTTGCTTCTTTATCCGATATGATAACAAAAGAAGCAGTTTCAAAAGTGAAATATGAAACAAAAAATATTAAAGGTGAAACTCCCGGTCAAGAAATGGAAGGTGCAAGAAGTTTTGAAGTAATTACACAAACAGATTTTCTACAAAGAACTAAATCGGGTGTAAATGCAGGTAAATTTGTAGGTTTTGATCCGATTACTAAAAAAATACAAGAAACAAATATATCATATAATGATTGGTATGAAAAAACAAGAAATCCCAATGCAAAACCAAATTATAGTATTATTGAAAATAGAGATGGTTCAACAAATTTAAATAATTATAATTCAAGAAAAACAGTTAGTTTATTTACAACAGCAAGAAAAAACAGCAAATATATACAATCACATGAACCATTTTCACTAACAACAGATGAAAATCAAAATGACTTTCTTTTTCAGAGAAAATCTATTATAGAAAATCTATTATCAAAAAGATTAAAAGTTGTTATGCCAGGTAATTTCTTTCTTTCCTCTGGATTTAATGTTGATGTTGATGTTCCATATCTTGGTGCTAAAAGTTCAGATGTTTCAAATAAAGATATTTCAATTACAGGAAAATATCTAATAATAGCATCAAGACATGTAATTGGACTTGAAAAATTTGAAACTATTATAGAAACCGCAACAACTTCGAATGATTTTGATTTTATTGCATCAAATAATAATCAACAAGTTCAAGAAATTGAGGATTATTAATAATGGAAAAATTTGAAGAAAGAAAAGATTTTGCGGGTAAAAATGGTTTTATATGGTGGTTTGGTGTTGTTGAAGATAGACAAGACCCATTAAAATTGGGTCGTTGCCGCGTTCGTTGCGTTGGATGGCATTCAGATAACAAAATGCAATTACCTACAAACGGTTTACCTTGGGCAATATCAGTATTTCCAACAAATAATCCAAACCCATACGCAGTAAAAGAAGGTGATATGGTTTTTGGTTTTTTCGTTGATGGTGAAAATGCACAACAACCTATGATTCTTGGTATTGTGCCATCAATACCTTTAGAAGCAGTAAATGCACAACAAGCATTTAATGATCCAAGATCAAATACAGAACTTGCAGCAGCACCAGTTAAACCCAACGAAACTGCTACTGGATATCCAAGAAAATTAGATGAACCTACCACATCAAGACTTGCCAGAAACGAAAGTATTTCAGATTCAATCGTTTCAATGAAAAAAGCAAAAAAAGAAACTAAAGTTGAACCTGATCCTTATTATAATGCAAAATATCCATACAATAATGTTTATGAATCTGAATCAGGTCATGCTTTGGAATTTGATGATACAAAAGATAATGAAAGAGTTCATCTATATCATCGTTCAGGTTCATATGTTGAATGGGGTCCGGCAGGTGATAGAGCGGAAAGAATACAGAAAGATAAGTTTACTGTTGTTGTTGGAAACGAAGAAGTTTATGTTAAAGGTGATGTAACTGTATATGTTGATGGTAATGTAAATATGCAGGTTGGAGGAACATATACCGTTCAATCAGGTGGAACAATGACATTTATTGCACCAAAAATAGATTTGAACCCATAATGGCACAAATACATAGAAATACTGATTCAAGAATATGTGGTGCATCAACTATTGTTGTTGGACAATCTACAGTATATGCGAATAGTCTTTTGGTTGCTGTTAATGGTGATCCTAATAGTCACGGTGGAGGTAATTTAATTGCGGCATGTAAAAACGTATATATTGGAGGCAAAATGGTTGTAAATCATAGTCCAGATAATGCTGCACCCGATGGATTATGTCCTATTCCTGGTGGACCACATTGTGCGCCGGCAACAGCAAGTGGTTCTTCTAATGTTTTTGTTGGTGATTGAGATAAATAGATAATGGCTACAGTAACTATACCAACAGTAAGAAAATTTAGAGATTTGGATTTGAGTTTTATTGCACATCCAATTCGTAAAGATATAAACATTCTTACGAATGAATATGCAATAATAAATTCGGTCAAAAATCTTGTTTTGACAAATTTTTATGAAAGACCTTTTAGACCAGAAATAGGAAGTAATGTTAGACGTTTATTGTTTGAAAATTATGATGTAATTGTATCTGCACAACTACAAGATGCATTAAGAGAAACGATTGAGAACTATGAACCTCGCGTTTCAATATCAAAAATCAAATTGAATCCTGATCCAGATCGTAATGGATACAATGTTACATTAGAATTTTTCATAATAAATCTAACAAATCCTCTTACAATAACGTTCTTTTTAGAGAGAATTAGATAAAAATGGCAGATCGTTTAAGAATAACTGAATTAGATTTTGATACAATTAAACAAAATCTAAAAAACTTTTTAAATCAACAAACAGAATTTACCGATTATGACTTTGAAGGTTCAGGTCTTTCAGTTCTGTTAGATATTTTAGCTTACAATACTCATTACAATGCATATTATTTGAATATGGTTGCAAATGAATCATTTTTAGATACCGCAATATTAAGAGATTCAGTTGTATCTTTAGCTAAAACATTAGGATATCTTCCTTATTCAGTAAAATGTCCTGTTGCAACAATAGATTTTACTGCAAGTTCTTCATCAAATACATCAGGTTCATTAACTTTACAAGCAGGTAGTTCATTTTTATCAAATCAAATTGATGGAAAAGCATATAACTTTGTTGTCGTAAATGATACAACAGTTACAAAATCAAATACATCTTATTATTTTGAAAATTTAGAAATATATGAAGGTCAATATGTTACCTATAATTTCAATTATAATCAACAAACAAATCCAAAAAGTATATTTACTTTACCTGATAACAATATTGATACAACAACATTAAAAGTTCAAGTGGCTTCATCACCATCGAATACATCAATATCGACTTATAATTTAGTATCAGATGTATTAGATGTAACAGGTACATCTGAAGTATATTTTCTACAAGAAGGTAGAAATGGTCAATTCCAAATTTATTTTGGAAATGATGCTGTTGGAAAATCTTTACCTGATGGTGCATTAGTTAGAGTTAATTATGTTGTAACTAATGGTACTACAGCAAACAAAGCAAATAGTTTTGTTTTTATATCAGGTTCTGTAACAGATAGTAATAGTGAAGCAATTACAAATTTACAAGTTGCATCAGTTTCAGCAGCGGCCGGCGGCGCTGATAGAGAAACGATTGATACAATCAAATTCTCAGCAGCATCACAATTCTCAACTCAAAATAGATTAGTAACCTATAAAGATTATGAATCATATCTTCTAAAAAATTATCCAAGTGTTGATTCTCTATCTGTTTGGGGTGGCGAAGAAGAAACACCACCAGTCTATGGTAAAGTGTTTATTGCATTGAAACCAAAATCAGGTTATTATATTTCAGAAACAGAAAAACAAAGAATTATTGATGAAATCATAAAACCAAAAGCAATTGTTTCAACTTCAGTAACAATTCGTGATCCAAAATATCTATATCTTCTCGTTGAAAACTATGTTGAATATGATCCCAAGAAAACTACCTTAACATCGGAACAGTTAAAAACCGCAATAAAAGATGTTGTTGTTTCATACAATACAACTTATTTGAATAAATTTTCTTCATCATTTGTTCTTTCAAAACTACAAGATAGTATTGATACTATTGATACAAATGCTATTAAAGGTTCAGAAGTTACATTAAGATTACAAAAACGTTTTGAACCACAAATTGGTATTTCAGCAAATTATACTATTGATTTTTCTGTACCAATTCATCGCGGTACAACAAATAATAAATTAGTTTCAAATCAGTTTGGTGCATATGATATCACAGGTACAATACAAAATGCACAAATTGAAGAAACACCCGAATCATTTACTGGTGTTTCTTCAATAACTGTTCTTGATCCAGGTACAGGATATATTACAGCACCAACAGTAACAATTACAGGTGATGGAACAGGTGCAACTGCCGAAGCTGTTATTTTAAATGGAAGAATACAAAGTATTAATGTTGTAAATCGTGGTATTAATTACACAAGAGCCGTTATTACAATTAGTGGTGGTGATGGGTATGGTGGTGCTGCTGTTGCTGTTCTTGATGGCAAAAAAGGAACATTACGTCTTGTTTATTACGATACAAATGCTCAAAGACAAACAATAAACAATAATTTGGGTACAATAAATTATGATACAGGTTTGATTCAAATAAATGACCTTCGTGTTGTTACATTATCAACAACAGATGCTATGATTAGATTAACAATTGAATCTGAAAAAGGTATTGTTGATTCTTCACGAAATACAATTATATCAATTGATACAACTGATCCATTTGCAATAAGCACAGAACTTGTTGAAGTTTCAATTTAATGACTACTGATTATAAAACATCTATACTTGTAAATAGACAACTTCCTGAATTTGTTCGGGAAGAATATCCTCTATTTCAAAATTTCCTTGAAGCATATTATGAATTTTTGGAACAAGAACAATCTGGACAATCAAATGATGTAATAACAAAATCAAAAGATTTGCGTTATATTTCTGATGTTGATTATTCAATTGATGCATTTGAACAACAATTTTTCAACACATTTGCAAGTTTGTTTCCAAAAGATGTTGCTGTTGATAAAGCATTTTTAATTAAACATGTTTTACCATTATATCTTTCAAAAGGTTCAGAAAAATCATTTAAACTTCTTTTCAGATTATTGTTTGCACAAGAACTTGAAATAAAGTATCCAAAAGATAATATTTTAAGAGCATCGGATGGTAAATGGCTTGTTGAGAATTTGATAAAAGTAACAACAGACATTTATTCATCATATACAGGTGATGGAACAAATAAAGAATTTTATTTAATTGCTCCTAGTGAATATTCTGATATTAATATAGTATCCATTAATTATGTTAATATGGCAAATTATATATTATTGGCTGCAACTTCACAAGAACCATATAGTAGTTTATTAAAAGAATCTTTTTCTGGAAGAAAATTAGGTGATATTACAAATGATGGTTTAGTTACAAGTGCCGATGCCTTAATATATTTAAAATGGTATAATGGACAAACAATAACAACAGCACAAAAAAATTATATTGAAACTGTATTAAATCCTACTATATTATCCAATAGAGTTAAATATGTTTCTCTTTTAAACAAAACTTCTGTCTTTGTAAGGAAAGAATCACAAAAAGTTGCTTTTGATGCTGCTATACCTAATAATGAAAAAATATACATTTATTATAATTCTTTAGATTATAATATTTTTGCAAATCGTAAAATATCGGGTGTTTCATCAGGTGCATCCGCAATCGTTGAAAAAGTAGCATCACGTTATATTAATAATCAACTTATTGTTGAATTGTTTGTAAATTCAAAAACATTAATTGGTGACTTTTCATTTGGTGAAAAATTAACTACCGATATAATTGGACCTGATGGTAATTTAATTCCAGTTTCATTACAATCATTTTCATCTTTAGCAAGTATAACTTTAACGTATGGTGGTTCAAGTTATAATGTTGGTGATCATATAATTGTAAATGCACCAAATTCAGATAGAAATCCTTATGCGATAGTTAGCAAAACGTTTAAAGGTACCATTTCAACCGTTTCAATAGGTAATGGTGGTGCCGGATTTGCTAATGTACCAACTGCAAATATTGTTGCAGTTGGTTATTTACCCTCAGAATTGTTATTTCATATCAATACAGTTAATACAACAGGTGCAAATACACCAAATACATTTACAATATTTACTGATATTATTAGCGATGTTGATCCAACAATTACTGTATTATCAACCAGTAATTGGCATTTTCCAGGAAATACAGGTGGTGGATCAAATTTAAATAGTAATATTATACAAGTTTTAGCAACCTCATCATATACAAATCTTGGTGAAATAAGCAATGTTGCAATTGATGTTGCAAATGCTTTTGTACCTGTTTCTCCCGCTCTAAATGCAACACCCGCAGTTCTTAATATTGCACCACAAACTGCAAATACATCTGTATATTCTAAAATTTATATTGACACTTTTGGTTCTTTAGGTAAATTGATTATTAATAATGGCGGAACAGGATATGTTGTTGGTGACGAATTAGTATTTACAAATAAACCAATGTCATTTGGTATAGGTGCTGCTGCCGAAGTTTCTAATGTCGATGCAAATGGTACAATAACATCTGTTCAATTTGTTCCCTCAAAAATTACAGGTACCGCAAACATTCAAGCATCAAATGTAATGATTGTTGGAACTGGAACAGCATTTACAAGTGAACTTGTTGTTGGTGAACAAATAAAAATAGGAACAAATACAAGAACAATTACTGTAATTGCATCTGATGTATCATTAAATGTAAATACTGCATTTGGTGAAACTGCAACAGGAAAACCAATTCGTTTGTGGAACAAATATATGTTGGGTGGTGAAAACTATACTCAAGATAAGTTACCAACTGTTACAGTATCTTCATCAAATGTTTCAGCATCAAATGCAGATATTTCTGTTACTGCCATTATGGGTGATGGTGAAAGTTTATCTGCTGTATCGGGTAATAATCGTCCAGGTGAAATACAAGAAATTACACTTGTCGATCCTGGTTCAGGTTTGAAATATGTGCCTTATATTGATTTAACCAGAAGTGGTGATGGTACAGCAACAGCATATGGTAATGTATCAACAACATTTGAAACTTTACCTGGCAGATGGACAACATCGGATAGTATCATTTCTTCATCTGAAAGAAAACTTGAAGGTCGTAATTATTATGTTGATTATTCATATGTTTTATCATCAACAAGAGAATTTTCAAATTATAAACAAATATTTAAAGATTTGTTACATCCTTCTGGTTTTAAAGTATATGGTGAATATGTAAATGTTGATGTTCCTGATTATGTTATACCAACTGCTGTATATACCAATACTGAATTATCAATAGCAGGTACAGCAAATGTTCAAAGTGGAAGTATATATGTTACTGGAACAAATACCAAATTTAATGTTGCAAATACAACAATATTTACGATTGGTTCACAAATTGCAATTAATTCACAGATTAGAACGATTAGTAGTGTTATAAGCAATACAAATCTTGCTGTTACATCAGCATTTACAATAACTACAAACAATGAAAGCATCGTTGTTTTAAGTTGAAATAAATAGAAAACTATGGCAAATACTTCATATACATCAATAAAAACATCATATAATAATGCGGAACTATTCAAAAATTCTTTTTACAGTTCAACATTAGGTTATACATTTTTAGGTAAACATTTAGCTTGGAGTAATGAATCTACTCCTGATACTATAATTGATACTGTTTCCAGTGAAAAATATCTTTGGGATAATATGTATGCCGGAAAGAAAATAACAGGAAATGATGTTGAGTTGGTTGCACCTAGAATTGATTGGACAGGAAATACAAAATATCGTCAATATGATGATACAATACATTTAACTGATTTATTAACAGCAAATGCATCACAAAATTTAAATCCGATGTATGTAATTACAACGGACAGAAATGTATATTTGTGTCTTTCAAATAATGCTTCGGCAAACTCAACAGTTCAACCAACAGGACAAAATTTATCAGCGAATGGAAATATAACAACATTGGATGGTTATGTTTGGAAATATTTGTATAATATTTTACCATCTAATAAGTTTACAACAAACACATGGATTCCTGTACCAACATCTTCTGCTAAATTAGATTATAGTATGTCAGATGTTATTACAGTTGATGGTGAATTAACAACGGTTGCTGTAACAAATGCTGGTACGGGATATATTCATAGCACAATAACAGTAAGTGCTTTTTCTAATAGTTGTACTGTATTGACAGTTTCAAATACTAATAATATTGCAGCAAATATGTCAATTTCTGGTACAGGAATTGCACCAGAAACATATATTTCTTCTGTTGATACAGTTTATAATCAAATTACAATTTCAACTGCTACAATAGATTTGGGTGGTGGTTCTTCGAATGGATTAGCAATATCAACAAGAGTTTATTTTGATGGTGATGGCACTTCAGCATCAGGTATAGTAAATTTATCAGGAAATACTGTAGGATCAATTACAGTAACATCTGGAAAAGGATTTTCACGTTGTAATGTATATTTGTATGGAACTGGTACCAATGCAAATGCAAGAGCAATACTTTCACCTAAATTTGGGCATGGTAAAAATCCAGCAAAAGAACTTGGTGCAACAAATGTTATGATTAGTTCAAAAATAGGTGCAGTTGATTCAACAGAAGGTGGATTAATTTCATCAAATACTACATTTAGACAGTATGGTATTCTTATAAACCCATATAAATATGGTGATAGTGTAGCAGAAACGATTGCGAATGCTAATAGTGCAATTTCACAGACCACAAATATTTCGTTGATTGCAGGTACATCTTATAATTTAGATGAATTTGTATATCAAGGAACAAATGCAAATACTGCAACATTTAGTGGTTATGTAAATGCACAGGATACAAATACTGTAAGATTAACAAATGTGATTGGAACAATTTCGATTGGTGCGCCGTTAAAAGGAATAACAACAAATCCAACAGGTAGAGTTGTTGTAACAAAGACAAATCCAGAATTGCAACCATACACAGGTGATATTATCTATGCTGAAAATATTACCAAAAAACAAAGAACAGATGGACAAGCAGAAAATTTAAAATTTGTTATAAGATTTTAGGAAAAAATATAAATGTCAATCAATACCAATTTCAATGCAAATCCTTATTATGATGATTTTGATGCAGATAAAAAACACCTTAGAATGTTGTTTAAGCCTGGATATGCAGTTCAGGCAAGAGAATTAACACAACTTCAAACAGCACTTCAAAATCAAACATCACTTTTTGGTAAACATGTCTTTAGAAATGGTTCAAGAGTTAGTCCAGGTGCTGGACAAACACGACAAATTGTAACATATCTTAAATTAAATTCAAGCTATTCAAGTATTGCTGTTTCAGTAAATAATTTTGATAATAAAACAATTTATTCAAATGATGGTTCAAAACGAGCAAAAGTTATAAAAACATATGATGCTGATTTAGGCACTGGTGATCCAATAACTTTAATGGTTGTTCAAGATATCGGTGATGTTTTTGTTGCAGGTGAAACCATAAAAACAGATGAAACATCACCTGCATATGCAACAATCGCAACTTCAGGTGTTGGAAATGGTTTGACTTTTTCTATTGATGAAGGTATTTGGTTCTATGAAGGTTTTTTTGTTAAAAATGATAAACAAACAATTGCAGTTTCAAAATATACAACAAATGCAAACGCAAAAGTTGGTTTTGAAATAACCGAAGAAATATCAACATCAAATGATGATACAAGTTTGCTTGATCCTGCTTTAGATGCTTCAAACTATCAAGCACCAGGCGCAGACCGCTTTATCATCAATTTCACTTTAGCTTCACGTTCATTAGATTCAACAGATACAACACAATTTATCGAAGTTGCACGATTTGTAAATGGTAATTTGATAACATTAAAAGATTCACCTGAATATGCAGTTTTAGCAGATGAATTTGCAAGACGAACATATGATGAATCTGGAAATTATACTGTTCAACCATTTCTAATTACATTATCAGATAATACATCAAATACTGCACAATCAAATATATCACTATCAACAGGAACAGCATATGTTTATGGTTATGAAGTAAGAAAGAAATTTCCCGAAAACATTATTGTTGATAAACCAAGAGAAACAATAAGTGTCAATAATAAAAACATATCCGCTGATTATGGTGAATATGTTTATACTAAAAATCATGTAGGTTCTTTACCTATTGATTCATTAACAACAATGGATGTTCATTGTGTACCAACTGCAAATGATGCAACAACAGCAATTTATAGCAATACAAAAATTGGTACAGTTCGTATAAAATCATATATCTATGATTCAGGCAATACTCAAAATGCACAAACATATGTTTATAGAACAACATTATTTGATGTAAATATCAATAATTCAATAACAGGAAATGTTAATACCGCAACAGCAACAACACTAACAATTGGTAATACTGTTGCAGGATTGTATTATTCAAATGTTGCAGATGCCTATGCTGGTGCAAAATTAAGAATTACAACAGGTACTGGTTCAGATGAAGCACCAAAAACTATTACTTCATTTAATACTACAACACAAACTTTAACATTCTCAACAGCAGATTCATTTGTAAGTATACCAACATCAACATCAAAATTCTCAATTGATTTTGAATTCAATGATGCTGAAAGTTTTGCTTCATTAAACGGTTCATCAAAGATAGTCAGTTCAGCACAAATTGATAATTTCTCAAAAGATTTTGCTTCAACATATCAAGATGCATATATTAGTGATACTGCTCTTGAACCATTAATCTTTAAATTGGGTGAAGATTGGATTGCAAATAATTCAGTAACCGATATTTCTTACACATATAAGAGATTATATACAAGTCAATCATTTACAAGTTCACAATCACCTGCATTGACTTTGCAATCAGGTGAATCATTAGTAAATGTATCAACGTCATCAGCAAAAGCAGAAAACTATTTGATTACAGTAACAACACAAGGAACAAGTCCTTATGGTGTTGGACAAACTGTTCCTGCAACTGCAATTACAGTTGATACTTCAACAAAGAAAATTACTGTTGCAAGTGGTGGAAATATGGTTGCAAACATTATTGCAACAATTGATAGTTCATCACCTTCAGCAAAAGTAAAAACTTATGTAACATGTAATCCTTGTGTTCAAACTTCAGCAAACGGTTCAGGTTCAGGTGCAAGTGGTAATCAAACTGCAAACGTTGATTCTGGTGCTGCACTTGTTTATGGAACACAAGGACAAACAACAATTGCTGCTGCTTCTGTAAATAAAACACCAGGAACAGCACAATCATTATATGTAACAGATGTAACTCAACTTGTTCAAGTTCTTGATTTTAACGGTGCTGCTGTTGCAAATACAGGCGGTACAGATATAACATCAAAATATACATTGACTTCAGGTCAAAAAGATTCATATTATGACCATTCATCAATTGTATTAAAAGGTGGAGTTACACCTCCTGTTGGTCCTATTGTTGTTAGATACAATCGCTATACTTCTTCTGGAACAGGTTTCTTTACCAATACATCATATATTCCAAATTATTCAATAATTCCTTCTTATACATCACAAGCAGGAACAGTATATAGTTTGAGAGATTGTTTTGATTTTCGTCCTGTAAGATCAGATGCAGCAGGTGCTTATACTTCAGGTACAGTTACATTTGATCTAACATCAAGTGCAATTGGTTCAGAAATACCTAATATTGGTTCAAGTATTCGTGCAGATTATTCATATTATATGCCAAGGATTGATAGAGTTGTTGTTCATAAAAATGGAACATTTGAAGTTGTAAAAGGACAATCATCTTTAAATCCAATTGAGCCATTAAATCCAAGTGATGCAATGTCAATTTATATATTGCATAATCCACCATATGTTGCAAATACAGCAAACATTTCTGTTGAATATGTTGAAAATAAACGTTATACAATGCGTGATATTGGTGTAATTGAAAAACGTGTTGAAAATCTTGAATATTACACAACACTTTCTTTAATTGAACAAGATACATTAAACAAACAAGATTTTTCAATTTTAGATACAACTAATTTGCCAAGATTTAAAAATGGTATTATAACAGATTCGTTTAGAGGACAATCTGTTATGGACTTTGAGAATTTAGATTTTAAAGCATCAATTGATTCAATCAACAAAGAAATGCGTCCATCAGTAAATGTTCATCAATATGGTTTGCAATACGATACTGCAAATTCAATTGATTGTTTAGATTCAGGACAATTTATAACAATTTCTGCTAATTCTATTGCGTTTGTTGAACAGAATTTAGCATCTGGTATTATTGAAGTAAATCCATTTCAGGTTGTTAAATTTCTTGGAAGAATTAAATTAAATCCTGCATCTGATAATTGGATTGATACTGAACGTGGTGCTGATGTTAATGCTGATCTATCAGGTGATTTAGATGCATGGAAAAAAATTACTGATAGAATTCCTACTGATATAGTATATGGTGCATGGATTGATACAGGAATAAAATCTCCTGTTTCAACAAGTTGGTGGGCTAGTGGTGGTACATTTACTTCAACAGGACAAAATGTAACACAACAAAGACAAGGTATAATTTCAACAGTTGTACCAAAACAAATAACAGCAACTTTAGGTGATAAAGTTGTTAATTTGTCAGTAATACCTTATATGCGTTCAAATCGTGTATATTTCTATGCTTCAAATTTTAAACCATTAGCAACATTATATCCATTTTTTGATGTTGGCAATCGTGCAGTTGAAAATTATGTTCAACGTGCTAATAGATTTTTAATTGACAAAGGTGGATTATTATTCCATTGTGGATTAGGAACACCTGAAAAAATCAATGTTTCAAATACAATTACAAGCACAGTAATCAATGTCGTTAAAACTGCACAAAATTCGGGTAATTCAGTATTTACTTTTAATACTGTTGAAGTTCCTGGTGCTTCATTTATCGGTAATACAAAAATTACTGGTCAAGAATCTGGTTTGACTGCAAACGTTGTTGGATATGAACATTTCTCAGGTAATGTTGTTAGTGCAACTGGAACATCAATTGTATTGTCTATTGATGCGTCAGGTGCAAACAATGAAACCTGGTATGCAAATACATCAAATAGTACCACAGTTTTCATTGTAGCAGGAACAGGTGCAGGACAACAAAGAACAATATCTGCATATAACGCAGCAACAAGAAATCTTTCTGTTACAAGTGCTTGGACAACAACACCAACATCTAATTCAATATATTCAATTGGTAGATTGACAACAACAAGAAATGGTGATATATCAGGTATATTCTATATACCATCGGGTCAATTTAAAACTGGTGCAAAACCTTTTGTGTTAATGGATACTTCAACTGGAGATTTTCCATCATGCACAACAAGTGGTGATACAAATTACTATGCACAGGGTATATTGGAAACATTACAAAAAGAAACTATTACAACTATTGCACCTGTAACCGAAAGAACTTCTGTAAATCAAACACAAGTCGTATTTAATGGTACAACTACATTCTCTGCTGATCCAAGTGTAGCTTCTACTAGTGGTTGTGATCCATTGGCTGAAACATTCTTTGTTTCACCACAAACATATCCAGATGGAATTATGTTGGATAAAATCCGTATATGTTTTGCTGAAAAAGATGATGTAATACCTGTAACAGTTCAAATCCGTCCTGCTGTAAATGGATATCCATCAACTTTTGTGGGTTATACATTTGCTGAAGTTACATTAACACCTGATAAAGTAATTGCAATTGGTTCAAATGGTATACCTGATTTAGATGATGCAACAAAATATACTGAATTTGTTCTTGATGCACCAGTATATCTGAAAGCGGGTGAACATTCTTTTGTTGTTATGGCTAATTCAGAAAAATATAAAGTATTTTATGCAACACAAACATTAAATAATTTAGCTGATGGTGTAAATATATCAAAACAACCATACATCGGTTCAATGTTTAAATCACAAAATGCTTCGACATGGGAAACAGATCAAAATTCAGATTTGATGTTTAGATTGTATAGAAAATCATTTGATACAACAAAAACTGGTTATGCATCTTTTGCATTAAAAGATGTTCCAACATCAAATACTGTATTTGACACTTTAAGTTTATTGTCATCTGAAATTGTTGTTGCAAATACTTCATTGCAATATGAATTTCAATCATATAAATCGACAGGTGGACTTGCTGGATATAAAACAATAAATCCAATTTATGATTATCAATGTAATGATGATGGGGATCGTAGAGTATTGGATCCATCAATTGGTGCAAGAACATTTATTTTACGTGCAACAATGAATTCAACAAATGAGGCTGTTTCACCTATTTTAGATGCAACACGTTTTGGTAGCATATTTGTTGAAAATATTATTAACAATATGCCATTATTAAATACAGGATTTATTATAGGAAGCACAGGTTCAGGATATGCTGGAAATGCTTCAGTAACAATTTCTGGTGGAAACGGTTCAGGTGCAAATGCATATGCTGTTGCAAATGTAACATCTGGAACAATTACAGGTATTGTTGTTGATACTCCAGGTTCAGGATATACAACATCACCAACAATTACAATTTCTGGAAATGCAACAGCAACCTATAATGGTGAAGATGCAAAATCTGGTGGAAATGCATATTCAAGATATATTGCACGTAAAGTTACGTTAGCCGATGGATTTGAATCGGGGGATTTAAGAGTATTCTTAACTGCATATAAACCATCAGGTTCAAACATTTATGTTTATTATAAATTGTTATCAAAATCAGATACAGATACATTTGATAATAAATCATGGCAATTGATGGCACAATTAGGTAATGAAAATTATGTATCATCATCGCCAACTGATTATCGTGAATTAACGTTTGCGCCTGGTACAAATGGAACAGCGAATAATACAGTTTCATATACTTCAGGAACTTCAACATTTACGAAATTTAAAACTTTTGCTATTAAGATTGTATTGACAGGAACTTCAACAACTGATGTTCCAAAAGTTCGTGATTTCCGTGGAATTGCTTTACCTGCGGGTGCATAATATGAACAAAGTAGATATACCTCAAACACCTTATTATCGGGATTTACATTCAAAAGCAATTTTAAATACTGATGTAAGAGGTCGTGATAAATATCTAATGGAAAGAGAAATTGCTTTGAAAGAAAAAGCACAAAAAGAAGCAACAGAGAAAAGAGTAGAGAAATTGGAAAACGATATTTCAGAAATAAAACAAATGTTACTTGATATGAGGAAAGTATAATGTCTGCAAATGCAATCAATCAATTATCAACAGCAAATACTTTTCAACATTGGTTAAATGCAACTGAATCATTAATTGCAACTGCTAATCTTTTAACGGATGGTAATGGAAGCACTTTTTATGCAAATACAAAGTTAGAGATTGGTGGAACTGGGTCAGTATTGAATGTTACAACATCTGCAACAATTAATGTATTAAGTTCAAATACTATTACCGCAGTTAATACAACAAGTAACTTAAATGCAACAAATGTTACAACACAATATGTTCAGTTTTCTGATGGTACAAAACAATATACGGCAAATGCAGCAAATGCAACACAAACAACATCAATTGCAGCAGCATTTGATGAAGCCAATTCAGCAAATGTATTGGCACAAGCAGCATTTGATAAAGCCAATACTGACGCAACATCAATTTCAACAACCGCGGGTGTATATGGTAATGCTGTTGCTATACCACAAATTACTCTTGCTGCAAATGGTAGAGTTTCTTCTATAACTAATGTTTCAATATCAATACCAACAGATAGTTCAAACGCATCAAATATCACAACAGGAACTTTACCGTCAGGTAGATTAACTGGTGCTTATACAGGAATCACATCAACTGGAACATTAACTGGTATAACTATTAGTGGAAAAATAAATGAAACACTTAATACTATTACTGTTGGTGCAACAACATCATTAGATTTATCTACAAATAGTGTTTATAAACTTGTAATGGCAGCAAATACAACATTGTCGTTTGTTAACCCTCCTTCATCAGGAACAGAGGTAACATTTAAATTATATGCAAATACATATAATGGTAGCAATACAATAACTTGGCCAGCAGCAGTTAAGTGGCAGTATGGACAAGCACCGACACAAACTACAACAGCAAATAAAACAGATATATACTCATTTACAACCAATGATGGTGGTACGACATATTTTGGATATGTTTCAGGACTAAATTTCTAATATGCCTTTTTCATCAATATCTGGTTTACAGACAAAAAGAAAAGTTATTAAAACTGTTAGTGCAAATGCTAACAACTATGTTTTAAAAACTGAAATAGGAACATTTACTGATTCAATTGATGCGTTTTGGAATATAAATGCGGGTGTTGTTATTGGTGATTCGGGTAATTTAGGATATGGTGCAAATACAGGAACAAATTGGTCAAGTGGTTCTGCTGTATATTTTACAAATAAAGGAACAATAAATGGATCATCAGGTACTTCCGGAAGTCCTGGTTCAAATGGTTCTGGTGGTCCTGGTAGCGCAGGTGGTTCTGGTTTAGCTGGTACAAATGGCGGAAATGGTTCTGTTGGTGGAACAGGAAATTCTGGTGGGTCCGCTATAATTTTTGGTGTAAAAACTTATGTTGATAATGGAAGTGGAACATTGAGTGGTGGTCCAGGGGGTTCAGGTGGTCCAGGTGGTTCTGGTGGTGGTGGAGGTGGTAGTGGAAGTCCAGGTGGATATTAATGTCCAATAAAAATTATTTTACACATTTTGGTTTTTATGATGAAGAAGGTTTTAAATCATTAACTGGTATACCTGGCGTTGGAAAAATAAAATTATTTGTTGGCGGTGTTGGTGTTGGTGTTGGTGGACCTACATATTTTTATGGTGGTGGTGGCGGTGGTGGGGGAGCAGGATCGCCAGTTGGTTCTGGTGCATCAGGTGGTTCTGGTAATTCAAATGGTAATCCGGGTTCACCAGGAACTTCAACAACAGGGGGACCTGGTGGAAGTTCTCTTGGTGGATATACTGGTGGTAATGGAGGAAATTTAAATAGTTCAGGTTCTGCTGGTGTTGGTGGTCCAGCGGGCGGAACTGCTGGAAGTCCTGGTGCGACTGGTCCAACTGGATCGCAAGGATCATCAACTAGTGGTGCAACAACTTATGTTACATGGATTGCAACAGGAACAAGAAATGGTGCTGTAAATTAATTTTGTATGGAAACAATCAATTTATTTACTATTCCTTTGTTTAAATTTAGATATGAAAATCATAATATTTTTAAGACAAAGGCATTAAATTACTTAACAAGTCCCGAGTGTGAATATTCTGTAAATAATAAAAATGGTTTATTTATCAGTAAACCAAATTTACATAGACTTGAAATATTTAACGACTTTAATATTTTTTCTCAAAAATGTTTTGAAGAATCTATGATAGCGTTAGGATATTATCCAAAAATACAAATAACATCGTTATGGGCAACAAAGCATGAAAATAATGGTAGTCATCATAGACATCAACACAGCAATACTTTTTTAATTGGTGTTTATTATTTAAGTGGTAATGAAAAAAGTTCGGGAACAATTTTTTATAATCCAAATAAAAATTTGATTAATTATATGAAACCTCGAAAAATACGTGAAAATGAAAAAAGAAAAAGAATTATGAAATCTGGGGTTACTAATAATTTTGAAGAAGGTACACTTATAATTTTTCCGTCATGGATTGAACATTCAACTAATATTAATGAATTTGAAAAAACACAAATTGATAGATATGTTTTGGGTATTAATTCTATGCCTTTAGGTCCTACTAATAATGATTTATATGATAGATATAATTATCAAGATATATCTAATGTTGAAATGATTGAAAATATTAATGATATCTTTGAATAAAAAAAATTATTTTTACATAATCATTTTTACATTTTTTTGTTACTCAAACTTATGTATAGCTTTTTCAAAAAATAAATTTGTTATAAACGTTCCTTATGCGCCTGGTGGTTGGAGTGATAGAGTAGCTAGAATAATATCAACAAATATATCAGATAGTATTGTTATTAACACACCAAATAAGTTTTCAAATACTCATCAATTATTTGAATCTTCTTTTTCAAATAAACAAGTTGTCATAACTGGAATGGGTATTTCCGTAACAGATAATGTATTTCAAAATTATAATTATGATTTTATAAAAAAATTTGATATATTAATTATTGGATATTCACCTAACGTTTTTTTAGTGAATAAAACAGCAGAATCTAATAATATTAGTGAGTTTAGAAATTACTTACAATCGAAAAATGTAGATTTTAGATTTTCAGTTTCAAGTTCTTTTTCTCACATATCAATTGAAGAATTTTTAAGTAGTTTGAATATTAAAGGAAGACCTATACACTATAAATCTGGTGGTTCGCAAAGTGTATTAGCTGTCATGAATAATGATGTTCATTTAGTATCAACAAATTTAACAACAGCACAATCTTTAATTGATGGAAAAATATTAATACCAATTGGTATTAATACTGATTATAGAATTAAACAATTTCCAAATTTACCTACTATAAAAGAACAATTAGGAAAAACATTATTATCTAAAAGTTATACTTTTGTAAATATTCCAAAATCATTAAGTGAAGATGATTTAAATTATTGGAAAAAAACAATAATTTATATGTTTAAAAACGAAAACATTATAGACATTATGGAAAAAGAAGGTATACAAGTTGAATTATTATATGGTGATAAAAATATAAATGATTGGTATAATTTTCAAAATATTTTTTATAAAGATATCATAAAAAAATATAATATCTTAGTTGATTAATTCATTTACTATAGTTTGAAATGGTTTTATAGAATTTATATTATTAATAGCACTACCGACAAATATATGACCATGTGAAGAATTTAAAATACCAGCTTTTAGTGATTGTGTATTATTTCCATCATTTTCACCTTTCCATTCAGAAAAAACTATAGCATTTTGTTTAAGATTATTACTATCAATTAGACTTATATCTTTTTCTTTTGAATTTATTATTTTTTCTTTGGTTTCAGTTGATATTATACTTTCACTGGAAAATGCAAATAAAGTTCCTATCCCAACAGCGGTAGCACCTAATTTTAAAAGATTTTCAATTTGTTGTTTATTACCTATTCCACCACATGGAATAATAGCTTTATTTGGATACATATCAACAAATTTTTTAACAATATCTTCTAAATTATCATTATTACTTGTATCAATACGTCCAGCAGCATTTTTTCCTTTGAATATAATTCCATCATATAAATCAAAATTGTCGGAAAAATTTACGGCTTTTCCTATTAGTTTTATACCAGCAGAAGTTAATCTATCAAAATTATTTTTTCGAATTAAATTTGATATGTTGCGGGATAATATTTCGCAATGTGTCGCATATTTTATTATTAAATCAATAATTCCATTTTGCTCAAGTCTATGTTCTTGTATTGTTATAATTATATTTTTATCATTAAAATATTTTTTAAAAATTACTAATTCATCTTCTAAAAGGGATATATTAATAGTATCAGTATTTTCATCAATATAATTATTTGTTGCTATACTTGATACAACATTTGACTGAGCAGCAACTAAAGCAAAATTTACATCTGAGATACCTCTCATAGAAACACATACTATTGGTAAACATGTTGGGAAAAAGTTTTTAACTGACATATATTTTCTTTCTATTGTAAAGCATAAAATTTAGAATTTTTTCTTTTAATTTGCTTTGGATATTTTTTATTATTTAAAAATATTGTTGACTCAATCCACTTATGATGAATTTTTTTTGTGAATTCCTCAAGTGCCAAAAGATATTTTTTGGAAGATTCATTATTCACATTTTTCCAAAACCATTCATCCCTATCACTTAAAAAATTTCCATTTTTAGTTTTGGTAATTATTTCTTTATTTTTATAATGCCAAGGATATATTATTTTTTTAAAATCATTATCACCAATACATCCAAAAGGATTTTTCATAGTAACAAATACTTCATCGTATTTTTTGATATTTGAATAATATTCTCTATTATTTCCAAACATAAGATGTTGTTTTATAATGTGTGATTGTTTTATTAAAATTTTAGCGGATTCTATTGTCGGTGACCAGTAAAAAAGATCATTATAAAAAAATTCATTAAATCCTTCTTTTTGTTCTTTTAAACACATTGTTCCATCTATTATATCAGAAAAATAAAAATAAAATCTATTTTCATTTATCGACAATTTTGGTTTATCACATCCCCAAATTATACAGATTTTTTTTCCTATATTTTTCCATTCTATAATATATTCATATAGTTTATATTTTGATAAGCAATTAATACTTCCATAATTATTAATCCATTCAAATAAATCATCTTTTTCTTCTAAAAATGTATCAATTGTTTTTTGAGTAATATCAAATATTCTATGTTTAATTTTTAAATTGTATTTTTTATTGATATCTATTATTTTAGGAATAGCTATTTGATATATTTCTTTATTAGCGAATGATTCTTTGCTACCACTTCCTTCAAGATTTACTAAGCTACAGACTTCATCAATAGGGATATTAAAATTTATAAATGTATTTAATATGTTGTCAGAATCACTTCCTGAACTATACATTAAAATTATATAATCATAATTATTTCGTAATGATTCAGCTTTATTTTTATAAAGTGTTTCTAAAGATTCTTCTGGTTCTTTTGTCCAATCAAATTTTGAAAAAAACTCATCATTATAATGCCATTTCACAGAATCAATATCATCAGTAATTGACATTACATCATATTTCCTATATGTTCTTAAATCTTTATAAACATAATATCCATAATTATCACCAACAATCATAAAAAAATTATAAAATATCCCAATTATCTATTTCAGATTGTGTTATAGTATATCTTTCATCAATGTTAAGAACAAATTTAATCGTTTCTTTTCTTTGCATTAATTGATTATATTCTTCATCAAGATTTGGTGCACAACGCGCTATTTCTCGTTTTAAACCTTTTTCAGTAATGGGTGTTCCATCTTTGTTTATAGGTGGTATCAAATTAAAAGATTTGCTTATTCCCCTATCGTCATGATATTCAACAACTGTACCGTGATAACTTACATCTTTTATAGTATAACCTGTAATCATAATTACTCCTATCAAAATAATACTATTATTTATATATAAATATATTTATTATTGGAGATTTTATTATGGAAAACTTAATTAATGCACAAGGTTATTATTCATATCCTTTTGATTTATCACAAAAAGAACAAGGATGGGCAATTTGGCAAAATGGATTTTCAGAAGAAGATATACAAAAAATACATGAATTGGGTAAATCATTTTCAATAAATGAAGCAAAAGTTGGAGGTAGTGTTGAAAATCCAGAAGTAAATACAAATATAAGAAATTCACAAATATCTTGGATTCCACCACAGGAAAATACAATATGGTTGTTTCAAAAAATATGTGAAATTACTACAAGATTAAATGATAATTATTTTGGTTTTGAATTAAATGGTGTCTTATCACTACAATATACAATATATGATTCAAATATTAATGGAACAGCTTATTATGATTGGCATATAGATAGAATGGGTAGAGAAAATGCAGAAACTTTATCTGTACCTAGAAAATTGTCATTTGTTCTTCAATTAAGTGATCCCTTCGAATATGAGGGTGGTGAATTATGGATACAAGGTTTAAAAACTAATGTTGCACCAAAGACAAAAGGATTAGTAATAGCATTTCCAAGTTATACATCACATAGAGTTACGCCAATAACAAAAGGAATAAGAAAATCACTTGTCGCATGGATCGTAGGACCTGATTTTAGATAAATAGAGTAATAAAAAAAGAGGGCTTTAAATGGCTGGATACGCAGAACTTACACTTGAACAAGGTGCAGATTTTTCAACAACAATTACTGTAAAAGATGCAACCGGAACAGCACAAAACCTGACTTCCTATACAGTTTCGTCACAATTACGAAAATCCTACTATTCCACAACAGCAAATAGTTTTACTGCATCAGTAACAAGTCCATTACAAGGTATTATTACAGTATCAATGGATTCAGCAAATACCGCAAATCTTACACCTGGAAGAATGTTATATGATATTCTTATAACAAGTCCAACTAATGTAAAAACCAGAGTTGTTGAAGGAATCGCAGTTATTATGCCATCCGTAACGAGATAAAAATGGCAAATATAGTTACAGTTCTAACACCTAGCGCAACTGTTGTTCAATTAAAGCCAGCACAAAAACTATATCCCGTAATTTCAGGACAAGTTTCTGCTAATTTATCATTAGGGCAATTAAATGATGTTGATTTAACAAATTTGAATAATAATCAAACAATTGTATATAATGCAACATCACATAAATTTTTAGCAAATACAGTATTAACTGCCGACTATATTTCAACAATTAATGGTGGTAGTTTCTAATAAAAAGAATAAAAAAGGATATTTAAATGGCTAATACAGTGATTCAACTAAAATGGTCTGAAGTAACATCAACGCCATCAACACTAAATGTTGCTGAACCAGCATATTCAAATACTTCAGGTAAATTGTTTATCGGAAGAACAAATGGTGGACCTATTGCCGTTGGTGGTTCATATTATACAGCACTAATTGATGCTGCAACAAACGCAAATACTGCATCTGCAATTGTCAAAAGAGATGCATCAGGCATGTTTTCTGCAACTGCTGTATATGCATCTCTTTACGGTAATGCAAATACAGCATCAGTTTGGCAAACAGCGAGAACAATAGGTGTTTCAGGTGATGCAAATGGAACTGTTTCAATTGACGGTTCAGCAAATGCAAATATCCCATTAACATTAGGAAGCACAGGTGTTGTTGCAGGTACATATGGTGGTGCAACAAACGTTTCAACATTTACTGTTGATAGTAAAGGTAGAATTACTTCAGCAGCTAATGTACCAGTATCAATATCTTCAACTCTTTCATTTGCAGGTGATACTGGTTCAGGTTCACTTGCTCTTGCAACAGATACTTTAACTGTTAATGGTGGTGCTGGTATTGATACCACAGGATTTGATGCGAATAATACACTTCGTATTGATGTTGATAATACAGTTATTCGCACAACAGGAAATCAAACAATTACTGGTAATGTTTCGATTGTTGGTAACCTTATTGTTTCTGGCTCATCTTCACAAATTAATGTATCATCATTAAATGTAACTGATCCGATGATATATTTGGCAGGAAATAATTATACATCAGATATTGTTGATATTGGTTTTGCGGGTAATTATTATGATGGCGCAACATCAAGACATGCTGGTTGGGTAAGAAAATATAATACTGGTAATTTTTATGCTTTCTATAACTATACACCAGAACCAGATAATAACGTAATTGATATTAATGATGCAAGTTACTTAAAAGCAAATATTGTTGCAAACTTTACGGGTGGTAATGTTTCAGGTCTTATTAATGCTGTAACAGTAAGTGATGGTGGTACAGGTGCAAAAACATTTACTGCTGGTCAAATTCTTGTTGGTAATGGAACAAGTGCTTTCCAATCACTTGCAAATACTGGAACTGCGGGTACCTATGCTAATGCTGCATATGTTCCTGTAATTACAACAGATGCGTATGGACGTGTATCTTCAATCACAAATACAGCAATTGCAATAGCAGCATCACAAATTACTTCAGGAACATTACCAATTGCACGTGGTGGTACCAATCAAACATCATTTACAACTGGACAAAGAGTAATTTTTGATGGTACAAGTTTAGTTTCTCTTGCAAATACAACAACAACCGTAACTGGTGGATTATCTGCTGCAAATACGATTACATCATTTACAGTAAACAGTTATGGTGATGTAACAGCATATACTGGTGCAGCGATTGCAATTGATACTTCGCAGATTACATCGGGTACATTAGGTGTAACAAGAGGTGGTACTGGTGCAGCAACATTTACTTCAAATGGTATGTTGTATGGTAATGGAACTGGTGCATTACAGGTTACTGCTGCGGCGGGTACATCGGATCAAACATGGTCAGCACAATTATTAACTGTAAATGGTTCAGGAACTCCAGTTTGGACAACAACATTGAATGGCGGAACATTCTAATTATATGAGAGGAATACATTATGCAAGACATGAATTTTATACAATCTTTTGGTGAAATTGCACAAGATAATTTTATAAGTGTTGTAAAACAAAATTTGTTGTTTCAAACACAAATTAAATTATTGGATGAACAAGCGAAAAAGATTCCAGAATTGTTGCAAAAGATTGATGATTTGGAAAAAGTAAAAGATGAGTTTCAAACTATTGTTGAAGAAAATACTGATTTAAAAAATCAGATTACTAATAAAAACAATATTATTGAAACAACATCAAAAACTGACATTGAACGACATCGTTTACAGACTGCTCTAAATAATGAAATGAAATTAAATAGTCAAAATAATGACTTAATTGAATCTTTGAAAACTGAAATAACAAAACAAAAAGAATTGATAGAACAACTTCAAACTATGATACCACAATCAAAGAAAAAGAAATTAGGTCTTTTTGTTGAAGAAGTTGAAACAAAAAAAGATAATGTTTTGTTGATAAATCAAAACGGCGGAACATTTTAATAGATGGCAAATACAGTAATTGCTGTTCGTAGTTCAAGTTCAACTGGTAATACACCTTCTTTGGGTGTTATTGCTAATGGTGAATTATCTCTTAATTTTGCTGATGGTATTCTTTATTATAAAACGGCATCAAATACATTAGGTCAGATTAGAACAACACAAGTTTCTGGTTCAAATCAACAAGTTCAGTTTAATGATTCTGGTTCTTTTGGTTCAAATTCTGGTTTTACATTTGACAAAAATACAGGTATATTATCTGCACCGATAATTAATGTATCAACATCTTATCTTCAATTTGCAGATGGAACGAAACAATATACTGCGAATGCTGGTTCTGGTGGTGGTTCAGGAAATACATACAACATTTATAATGTAAATACACAAATATTTCAAGCAACTGCAAATGGTGCACAAACAACATTTAGTTTGGGATTTACACCAGCAGCACAAAATAATGTAATAGTTACAGCAAATGGTGTTGTTCAATATGATTATACTGTAACGGGTTCAACATTAACATTAAATTTCACACCACCCAATAATACATTAATAAGAGCACAAGCAATAGGTATTTCTTCTGCAAATGTATTGACTCCTATTTTTACAACTGGTAACTTGATTTCATCAAATGGAAATACATTAATTTCATCAAGTGTTACTGAAGTAAGTGGAAATATAGGAATAGGAATAAGTTTACCAACAGCAAAATTAGATATTTTAGGTGGTTTGAAAATTAGCGGTTCAATTAGTGAAGTTATGAATACGGTTACTGCTGCTGTAGGTACAACAACACTCGATTTATCAACAAATAGTGTTTATAAACTTGTAATGGCAGCAAATACAACACTTGCTTTCTCAAATGCACCTTCTTCTGGAATAGAAAGAAATTTTAAATTATATGCAAATACAAATAATGGTAGCAATACGATAACATGGCCAGCAGCAGTTAAGTGGCAATATGGACAAGCACCAACACAAACTACAACTGCGAATAAAACAGATATATATGCTTTTAGCACAAATGATGGTGGAACAACATATTTTGGATATGTTTCAGGATTAAATTTCTAGTAAATAATTAAAAAATGTCACAACAATTAATATCTACAAATGAACTTTCAACAACTGGTGTAACCGCGGCAACTTATGCAAATTCAGCATATGTTCCAGTGATTACAGTTGATACATCAGGTCGTATTTCATCTGTTACAAACACAGCAATCAGTATTCCAACAACAGCAGTAACAGGAACATTTGGGTTTTCAAGTGGTGGAACAAATGCAACATCATATACTACAGGAACAGTTCTTGTATCAAATGGAACTGCAATTGTATCTCTCGCAAATACTGGCACAGCAGGAACATATGGTAATGCCGCATATGTTCCAGTAATTACAACAGATGCGTATGGTAGGGTATCAGCAGTAACTAATACAGCAATAACTCTAACTCAATTAAATGACAATTTAAATGCATCGTCAAAAATAATATCATATCCAATATTTAAAGATTATGCTTTGGCAATAAATGCATTAGGTAACATTTCAGGTGCAACGACTATTGATTTATCATTAGGAAATTATATAACAGCAACAGTGACAGGAACAGTTACATGGACATTTAGTAATCCACCAACAGCAAATGCAGCGGGATTTGTATTGAAATTAACGAATGGTGGTTCAGCGACACAAAACTGGCCATCATCAGTAACAAAATGGCCAAGTGGAACAGCACCAACATTAACAACTTCAGGTACAGATTTACTTGTATTTTTAACAGATGATACTGGTTCAACATGGCGCGGTACTGCATCTATGACAGATAGTAGGTAAAAAAATGGCAAATTATTGTTACGTTGAAAATAATGAAATAAAAGAATTATGTGGAGAATTACCAAAAAATTGGAAAAATATAAGTGGTCTTGATTTATCAAAAAATGATAGAGATTTTTTGAAATCTATTGGATGGTATATCGTAGAAAAAGAAGTTATTTATTATGATATTAAAAAACAAAAAATAATTGATTATGAATATAAATTTGAAAATGATAATGTTTATGAGATACCAAAAATAATAACTTATACTGATAATGAAATATCAGAACAACTTGAAAATAAAAAATATCATTTTTATAATTTTTTAAGACAACAAAGAAATAATCTATTAAAAGATTGTGATTGGACACAAACGATAGATATTCAATCTTCAAAGACAACAGAATGGATTGAAAAATGGAAAAAATATCGTCAATCTTTAAGAGATTTACCAACAAAATATAGCGAAGATATATTGTTATCTCAAATGAATGATTTTGAAAATCAAATAAAAGATATAGAAAATCAAATTCAAAATGAATCTTTATCTAATGATGAGATAATTAATTTAGAAAAAAATAAAAAAAATATTGATGATAATATAAATGCGTTATTTGATTCATCTTCTATAATTTGGCCTAATATTCCTGAATAAAAATGATAGTCGAATCTGTATTATCAATTACACCACCAACAACATCATTAAAAAAATTATTATATACATGGGGATTTGATAGTGTAGGTCAACTAGCAGATTCATACAGTGATGTTGGTTTACAAACAGTGGGTGGTTATCGTTCACTTGGTTTATCATCGGGTGGATATGCGAGTTGGTCTATAGTATCTTCAGGTTCTTATCATACAGCAGCAATTCGATCTGATGGAATGTTATTTACTTGGGGTACAGGTTTAAATGGTGTATTAGGTGATGGAACTACCACAGCAAAATCAAGTCCAGTTCAAATAGGTTCAAGTTCATGGACTGCTGTATCTGGTGGAAAATATCATACAGTAGCAATCAGGTCTGGTGGAACATTATTTGCATGGGGTTTAGGAACAGTTGGACAATTAGGTGATGGAACTGCTGTATCAAAATCAAGTCCAGTTCAAATAGGTTCAAGTTCATGGACTGCTGTAGCTGCTGGTAATTCTCATACAGCAGCGATTAGGTCTGGTGGTACATTATTTACATGGGGTTTAGGAACAGATGGACAATTAGGTGATGGTACTATTGTATCAAAATCAAGTCCAGTTCAAATAGGTTCAAGTTCATGGACTGCTGTATCGGCTGGTGGCCTTCATTCAGCAGCAATTAAGTCTGACGGAATATTATTTACATGGGGTAATAATTCAAGAGGACAATTAGGTGATGGAACTACCACAGCAAAATCAAGTCCAGTTCAAATAGGTTCAAGTTCTTGGACTGCTGTATCTGCTTCAAAATATGCACACACAGTAGCAATCAGTTCTGGTGGTACATTATTTACATGGGGATATAATGGTTTTGGACAATTAGGTGATAGCACTACAACAAATAGATCAAGCCCAGTTCAAATAGGTTCAAGTTCTTGGACTGCTGTTTCTACTAATAGACAAAATACAGCAGCGATTAGGTCTGGTGGTACATTGTTTACATGGGGATCCAATAGTAGTGGACAATTAGGTGATAGCACTACAACAAATAGATCAAGTCCAGTTCAAATAGGTTCAAGTTCTTGGACTGCTGTATCTTCTAGCCTTCATTCAGCAGCGATTAGGTCTGGTGGTACATTATTTACATGGGGATTTAATTCTAGTGGACAATTAGGTATTAATGATACTAATAATAAACTTTCTCCAGTTCAAACAGTTATTTTTACAAATCAAAGTTGGTCTATAATTTCAACCCATAGTGGTGGTTCACATACAGCAGCAATTCGATCTGATGGAAAATTATTTACATGGGGATTGAATTCAAATGGACAATTAGGTGATGGAACTACAACAACTAGATCAAGTCCAGTTCAAATAGGTACAAGTTCTTGGACTGCTGTATCTGCTGGCGGAGCAGGAACAGTAGCAATTCGATCAGGTGGTACATTATTTACTTGGGGTATAGGTAATGGAGGACAAATAGGTGATGGTACCACTTTAGGAAAATCAAGTCCAGTTCAAATAGGCTCAAGTTCATGGACTGCTGTTTCTACTGGTGGTGCTCATGTAGCAGCTATTAGGTCTGGTGGTACATTGTTTACTTGGGGTTATCAACGTCTTGATTATACTCCTTTAGGTGATACAACTATATTACCTAGATCAAGTCCGGTACAAATAGGTTCAAGTTCTTGGACTGCTGTATCTTCTGGAGGTTATCATACAGCAGCGATTCGATCTGATGGAATGTTATTTATATGGGGTAATAATTCTACTGGACAATTAGGTGATGGAACTGTTACAACAAAATCAAGTCCAGTTCAAATAGGTTCAAGTTCATGGACTGTTGTATCTGCTGGTTCTACTCATACAGCAGCAATTAGATCAGGTGGTACATTATTTACATGGGGAATAGGAACAAGTGGACAATTAGGTGATGGAACTCTTGCATCAAAATCAAGTCCAGTTCAAATAGGTTCAAGTTCTTGGACTACTGTATCTGCTGGTAGAAATTTTTCTTTTGCTACTAGAACTGATGGAATAATATTTGGATGGGGTATAAATGCTAATGGACAATTAAGTGATGGAACTACAACAAATAGATCAAGTCCAGTTCAAATAGGTTCAAGTTCTTGGACTGCTGTATCGGCTGGTGGCCTTCATTCAGCAGCAATTAAGTCTGACGGAATATTATTTACTTGGGGATTAGGAACAAATGGTCGTTTAGGTAGAGTTTCTAGTATGAGTTTTCCCGTTCAAATAGGTTCAAGTGCTTGGACTATTTTACCACAAGGAGGTGCTTCTGGAGTATCACATGCAGCAGCAATTAGATCAAATGGTACATTGTTTACATGGGGATCCAATTCAAGTGGACAATTAGGTGATGGAACTACTATACAAAAATCAAGTCCGGTACAAATAGGTTCAAGTTCTTGGACTGCTGTATCTACTAGTGGAGCAGGAACAGCAGCAATTAGGTCTGATGGAATGTTGTTTACTTGGGGTATAGGTTCAAATGGTGTACTAGGTGATGGAACTACCACAGCAAAATCAAGTCCGGTACAAATAGGTTCAAGTTCTTGGACTGCTATATCTGCTGGAAGATATCATGTAGCAGCGATTAGGTCTGGTGGTACATTATTTGCATGGGGATATAATGGTTTTGGACAATTAGGTGATGGAACTGCTTTATCAAAATCAAGTCCAGTTCAAATAGGTTCAAGTTCTTGGACTGCTGTATCTGCTGGTGCTACACATACAGCGGCAATCAGGTCTGGTGGTACATTGTTTACATGGGGATTTGGAACAAGTGGACAATTAGGTGATGGAACTATTGTATCAAAATCAAGTCCAGTTCAAATAGGTTCAAGTTCTTGGACTGCTGTATCTGCTGGTATTGCTCATACAGCGGCAATTAGGTCTGGTGGTACATTGTTTACATGGGGAGGAGGAACAAGTGGACAATTAGGTGATGGAACTGCTGTATCAAAATCAAGTCCAGTTCAAATAGGTTCAAGTTCATGGACTGCTGTATCTGCTGGTGGTGGTGCTCATGTAGCAGCTATTAGGTCTGGTGGTACATTATTTACTTGGGGTTTAAATACTTATGGACGTTTAGGTGATAGCACTACAACAAATAAATCAAGTCCAGTTCAAATAGGTTCAAGTTCTTGGACTATAATTTCTGCAAGTTCATATGGTACATTTGGAATAACAGTATAGTAACGACATAAATATAATTTTAATATAGTGAGTTTTTATGCATAAAATTGATCAACAACTTGACTTAATGATTCGTGGAAGATTTGAAGAAGGATGGAATCTTAGTCAGCAAATGGAACAAGAACATCCAGATGATTTAAGACATAAATTTAATAGAGCATGGTTTTTAATAAATCAAGGTGATCTTCAAACTGGATTTCAACTTTTAGAATCTGGAAGATTTTTAAAAGTTTATGGTTCTCCAAAAATCCCAACAAATAAACCTATTTGGAATCAAACAGACGATTTAACAAATAAAATAGTAATATTAAATATGGAATGTGGTTTTGGTGATCAAATAATATCATCAAGATTTGCAACTGAAGTTTCAAAACGTGGTGGTAAAGCAATATTGTGTTGTGATTCTAGTTTACATTCTATTTTCTCAAGAATACCTGGTGTTTATCAATGTATTCAATTAAAAGATGTTTTATCAACAAAACACGATTATTGGATTCCAGGATTTAGTTGTAGTTGGATTTTCAATCACAATTTTGATACATTACCAAACAATCCATACATATCAGCAAATCCTTTAAGTGTTGATATTTGGAAAAACATCATTAATAGTAAAAAAATAAAAGTTGGTATTCGTTGGTCAGGTAGTCCATTATTTGAACATCAACAATTTAGAATATTTCCACCAGAACCTCTTATTGAATTGCATAAGTATAAAGATGTTCAATTTTATAGTTTACAGAGAGATACAGATACAAGAGAGTTACCAGAAGAAATTGTTGATTTACAGCATCTAATTATTTCATGGGAAGATACTGCTGCGGCAATACATAATATGGATTTAGTGATAACATCATGCACAAGTATAGCACATTTATCTTCTGCTATGGGTAAACCGACATGGGTAATTGTTCCATTATTACCATATCATATTTGGGCATATGGTGATAGACATTCACCGTGGTATCAAAAAACAACAAAAATATTTCGTCAAAAAGAATTTGGTAATTGGGATGCAACATTTGAATTGTTAGAAAAAGAATTTATTGAATATTTTAATTTAAAAAAGGAATAATTTATGAGTGAATTGTATTATGTTGCTGGACTTCCAAGATCAGGTGCAACTATGATGATTAATATTTTAAAACAAAATCCAAAAATACATGGTGAAGCAGTAAGTTCACTTTGTTCGGTTTTTAGTACTGTATTTCAAAATTGGGATAAAGTTGAAGCTAGTCGTGAATATCCAAATGTTCAAGCTAAATTAAATGTTCTTAAATCAATATTAGATTCATATCATTCACATTATGGAAAAGAATTTGTTTTTGATAAAGATAGACTTTGGATAAATAGAATAGGAATTTTAGAAGGTTTATTACAAAAAAAAGTAAAAATATTATGTCCTGTTAGAAATCCTGCTGAAATACTTTCTTC